AAAAGGTATTCAAGGGTTTTGCTGAGGGTAGATCTAAATGATGTACGAACAAACTTTATACAAGATAGTAGAGCCTATAAAGAAAACCACACTTACCAGGTTAAACAGAGGTAAGAAGTGGAAGTATGGTTATAACAAAGAGCATGATCTAGTAGTTCTTTCGCATAACGGAGTTATAGGTGATATATATGAAATACAAGGCCTTAAGATAGCTTTACCCAAAGCACCTAAAGACGTGTTTAAGCACGAGAAGAACAAGTGGGTTAAAGCAGAGTATCCTAAAGAATTATCTCGTATTAAAAACATATTCGACTGGAGAAACTATCCAGACGAACAGAAAGAAAAGTGGCACGACTATATTGACGAAGAATTTAGGCGCAGGGAAGAAGGATTCTGGTTCACTAACAATGGAGTGCCAACATATATAACAGGTACGCACTATATGTATCTGCAATGGAGCAAGATTGACGTTGGAGCTCCAGACTTTAGAGAGGCGAACAGACTATTCTTTATATTCTGGGAAGCCTGTAAAGCTGATAAGAGATGCTATGGGATGTGCTACCTTAAAAACCGTCGTTCAGGTTTCTCGTTTATGTCATCAGCAGAAACAGTTAACTTAGCTACTATATCAAGTGATAGTAGATATGGGATACTCTCTAAGTCTGGTGCCGATGCGAAAAAGATGTTTACTGATAAAGTTGTACCTATATCAATAAATTACCCTTTCTTCTTTAAACCTATACAAGATGGTATGGATCGTCCAAAATCCGAACTTGCGTATAGAGTTCCAGCCAGTAAGTTTACTCGTAAAAAAATACAAGTTAACGAGCAGCTTGAAGAGATAGCGGGTCTAGATACCACGATCGATTGGAAGAATACTGGTGATAATAGCTACGATGGTGAAAAACTTAGCTTACTTGTACATGACGAGAGTGGTAAATGGGAGAGGCCTGATAACATATTAAACAACTGGCGAGTTACTAAAACCTGTTTGAGGCTAGGTAGTAGAATCGTTGGTAAGTGCATGATGGGTAGTACCAGTAACGCTCTTGACAAAGGTGGGGATAACTTCAAAAAACTATACAATGATTCTGACGTATCAAGACGAAATGCTAATGGACAAACGAAGTCTGGCCTTTATTCTCTCTTTATCCCAATGGAATGGAACTATGAAGGATTTATTGACGAATACGGACTTCCAGTCTTTGATAGTCCAGGTGATGATGTGCGATATGGACCAGACGGTGAATTAATAGACGTTGGTGTAATTACAAGTTGGGAAAACGAGGCTGATGGTTTACGTGACGATCAAGATGCGTTAAACGAGTTTTACCGTCAATTTCCTAGAACAGAAGAGCATGCATTTAGAGACGAGACTAAAAACAGTATATTTAATTTAATTAAAATATACGAGCAAATAGATTATAACGAAGGTAGTATTCATAACGCACCTTTTACTGTTGGTAGTTTTTCTTGGGAAAATGGGATTAAAGATACAAGAGTTATATTTCACCCTGATCCTACTGGTAGATTTAAAGTAAGTTGGGTGCCTCCATCTCATTTGCAAAACAAGCAATTCACAAAAAATGGTATTAAGTTTCCAGGCAATGAGCATGTTGGAGCGTTTGGATGCGATAGTTACGACATTAGTGGTACTGTTGACGGTCGGGGTTCTAACGGAGCATTACACGGATTAACAAAATTTTCTATGGAAGAAGCGCCATCAAGCACGTTTTTCCTAGAATATATAGCAAGACCGCAAACCGCAGAGATGTTCTTTGAAGATGTTTTAATGGCATTAGTATTTTACGGAATGCCTTTACTTGCGGAGAACAACAAACCAAGATTACTGTACTACTTACGCCGAAGAGGCTACAGAGGTTACAGCATGAACAGGCCAGATAGAACTTGGAAAAAAATGTCTACCTCAGAAAAAGAAGTCGGTGGCATACCAAACTCTAGTGAAGACATTAAGCAAGCCCACGCCGCTGCCATAGAAATGTACATTCAAAACCACGTTGGTCATCTTGGTGACGGTCAATATGGAACTGTATATTTTAACGAGCTACTAAACGATTGGGCTAAGTTTAATATAAACAAAAGAACTAAACACGATGCTTCAATAAGCTCTGGTTTAGCTATCATGGCTTGCAACAGACACCTATATGCACCAAACGCTAAAATAGAAAAAACACCTTTGAATTTGAATATATCTAAATATGATAATAAAGGGTATAACTCCCAAATAATAAACAAGCATGGCTGAGTCAGTATATGTTAATTTTCCATCTCAAACTGTTTCTGATCTTGAAAAGATGAGCGCAGAGTATGGTTTGAAAGTAGCTCAAGCTATCGAGCATGAGTGGTTTAAAGGTAACCACTCTAACAGATATCTTGATACACAAAATTCATTTCACAGGTTAAGACTGTATGCAAGAGGTGAGCAGTCTATACAAAAATATAAAGACGAATTATCTATTAATGGTGATTTATCTTATCTTAATTTAGATTGGAAGCCAGTACCTATTATACCTAAATTTGTAGATATAGTCGTTAATGGTATGTCTGAGCGTATGTTTAGTATAAAAGCATATTCTCAAGATCAATACGGTGTTAGTAAGCGAACCGAGTACATGGAGTCGATACAGCGTGATATGAGATCAAGACAGTTTAATGATCAAGCGCAAGAGATGTTTAACATAGATCTTTATGAAACAGATAAAGATCAATTACCTGATACTAAAGAAGAGCTTGATTTGCACATGCAGCTTACTTATAAGCAGGCTGTAGAGATAGCGGAAGAGCAAGCTATTAATGTTCTTTTAGAAGGTAGTAACTATGATTTAACTAGAAGAAGAGTTTTATATGATCTTACTGTATTAGGTATAGGATGCGTAAAAACTAATTTTAATTTTAGTGAAGGCGCGAAAGTTGAATATGTTGATCCTGCTGATTTAGTTTATTCTTACACTGAGTCTCCTTATTTTGATGACATATATTACATAGGCGAAGTAAAAACAATACCTATCAACGAGTTGGCAAAAGAATTCCCTAATCTTACGGCTAGTGATTTAGAGGAGATAAGAAAATCGTCTTCAAAGAGATACTACGGAACATATGGTAGACACATTCAAGAAGCTGATGATAATAAAATAAAAGTATTATACTTTAATTTTAAGACGTATATGAATAACGTGTATAAGATTAAAGAAACTGGAACAGGTGGATACAAAGCTATAGAAAAGCCAGACACGTTTAATCCGCCAAATAACAAAGAAGGAGGTTACTCTAGGATACAAAGATCTGTAGAATGCTTATTTGAAGGCGCTATAGTTCTAGGCACAGACAAGTTGATCAAGTGGAATAAAGCCGATAACATGATGCGTAATAAATCTGACTTTAACAAAGTGAAGATGAATTACTCTCTTGTTGCGCCTCGCATGTACGAGGGTAAAATTGAGTCTTTAGTTAGTAGAATTACTGGGTTTGCTGATATGATTCAGTTAACACATTTAAAGTTACAGCAAGTAATGTCGCGCATGGTGCCTGATGGCGTATACCTTGATGCTGATGGACTTGCTGAAGTAGATCTAGGCAACGGCACAAACTACAATCCACAAGAAGCGCTTAATATGTTCTTCCAAACTGGTAGTGTAATAGGTAGAAGCTTCACTTCAGATGGAGATCAAAATCCTGGTAAAATACCTATTCAAGAAATATCCAACGGAGCAGGTGCTGGTAATAAGTTACAAGCTCTTATAGGCAATTACAACTATTATCTACAGATGATACGTGACGTAACAGGTCTTAATGAAGCTAGAGATGCTAGCGTACCAGATCCAAAATCACTAGTAGGAGTTCAAAAGCTAGCGGCAGCAAATTCAAACGTTGCTACACGTCACATACTTAACGCGAGTTCTTTCTTAACAGTGTCTATGGCTGAAGCTTTATCTCTTAGAATATCAGACATACTTGAATATTCACCGACAGCCGACGCATTTGTTCAGGCTATAGGATCACATAACGTAGCTACGCTAAAAGAAATGTCTGAGCTGCACTTGTATGATTTCGGTATATTTCTTGAGCTAGAACCTGACGCTGAAGAAAAACAATTGTTAGAAAATAACATACAAACAGCATTAGCTCAACAGTTAATAGATTTAGATGATGCTATTGATATTAGAGAAGTTAGAAATATAAAGTTAGCTAATCAACTGTTAAAGATTAAACGTAAGAAAAAACAAGAACGAG